TAGTCAGGATCAACGACTGACCACGAACCCGAATGCCGCACATGATCTCGCCGGCAGTCTGGAGCTCTAAATCACCCGCCTCATTAGTCGCAGCAGGAGTCCAAGTAGTATTGTCTTCCTTATCGGACCATTGCACCAAGCGAGGATTACCACCTGCCCCAAGAGCAAATAAGAATCTTTCCTCAGTCACCATTAAAGCAATATTGCTAGTAGGTGCGTTGGTCACTACCGCAGCAGGAGTTCCAGAGTTAAGTTGCCACTCGTAGATCTTGCCGTCGTCTCGTGTGCAACCAACAAGGTACTCGCCCCAGTTATCTAGCGACCAGGTAGTAGCAGGAAGAATAGTCTGATTATCTAGGCGCTCTGTGCCGTAGGTATCATAGCCGTATGACGCTGCACCGTATCCAGTGTAAGCAGACGCGCTCTCCCTGCCCGCAGTAAACCCGGCAGGAGTGATGTCGTAACGCACACCGCCCTGGTTCCAGATGTAGAGAGAGCTGTATGACCCGCCGGCAATGTAGCGGCTGTTAGAGTTGTCCTTCCACGTCAACATGCCACGGATAGAGTTATCCGCAGCGTTGTCGCTCTTCAGACGCCATCCACCAACAGGACGCATGGTGCCGTCAATCCACCGAACTAGGTTAGCATCACGCCACCTGTTCGATGATTGAAGGTCCGTGCCATTCCGGTAGATGCCCGCCGGTATATCCAGGGGAGTCAACGGCATGGGCTTACCCCAAGTCAGCTATAGCTTTCTGCTTTTTGCCTAACGCAGCGCCAAAGACCTGAGCGTACTGCGTAGCATTAGTAGCAATGCGTAGGACTAGCTCGTCTTTAGTGCCGCCCTTCGTTGCTACCATTGCATCTAGCAGAGGTGTTACTGCTGTGTTGTCAGCCTGATACGCTTCAGCTTCAGCAACCTGCTGTGGCCAAGACTTAATCTCATCTTCAAGGTAGCCTTCCTTGACCGCTGCAATCTCTTCTTCAAAGGTTGCGTTAATCTCTGCAATAGCTGCTTCACGAGCCTTAGCATCAAGATCAGCCTGATAAGCCGCCTCCTGCTCTGCCTTGGTGTGCGTTACGCCTTCATCGTCTGTGTAGTCAGTAAACATATCTACCACTGACCAAGCCTGTACCCAGTTGCCGTTAGTGTCCTGTGTAGCGCCGCTCCTGACTGCTTGAGTGTAGCCAGTAGTCTCGGGCTTAGGAGCTGCGAGTACAGGGTCTATGCCAAGAGCAGTGCAGACGCTAGCGTCCCATACTTTAGGCATTGAAGTGTTGCTGTGCATTCTTCTGACTTCGCCTTGAGTTTTGACTTCGCCAGTTGATTGAATACGATATTCCATTGTGTCACCTATGCTATCGCTAAGAAGATGTAAGTGCCACCACTGGCGTTAAGCGCAGCAGGAGCAGATGATGTTACTGTGAATCCACTTGATAGAGGATCGATGTAGTCCGTAGATGTTACCTCACCAGCTTGTGAGTTTATTAATACATACGGATCGTTACCTGCAACAATACCTCTTGCGCTGTCCCAGACGTACCAATCGCCAGTAGTAGATGTGCCGTATCTTTTTATCATGACAAATCTAGCACCTGCGCTAAAACCACAGTCTACGTTTAAGTCAGCACCTGTGCCTGTGTAGCCGCCTACTTTGCTTACTCCGGCTACTGTTGCCCACAAATAAGATACAAAAGTATTGCCGCTAGAATTTACATCAGTATCGTTACCAATAGTGTACACAGTAGATGTAGGAGTGCTTGGATAACGTGCCAGTTGGCTATAGCCCCAACCATCATCAGTATTTAATCTAATTCCAGATGTAGAAGTTATGCCAAGATCAGGATGGTATACTGCCCAACTTCCGCCTACATCTCTGCGCTTTGTTACTATAAATTCTGGTACAGCCGCAAGGTTATGATTTATGTCGCGAGAAGAAGCTCCATCACCAGTATAAGCCACCACATCAAAGAAGCCTGTGGCGCGAGTAAACATATAAGATATATAGTTATTGCCAGAAGCATTTACGGCAAGGTGACTACCAACCTCCATACCGTCTTCTAAATCAAATCCGGTAATGTATACAGGAGGATTAGCCACACTTTCTGCTTGGGTATAATTTGAATACAAAGTTTGTCCCGCACCTCTCAGCCTGTCAGACCATAACCAATCTCCGTTACCGTTAAACTTTTTAACAATACCTAAATCAACAGGGCTGTTTGAGGACACTAAAGTACGGTCAGCAGTACTGTTTCCACTATAAGAATTAGGCGTAAAAACCTCAGTCCCAGACTCAGGAGTCTTCATTGGTCTGCGGATGGCTATGTAGATAGAAGTTGAATTTGCAGGAGAATCAACATTAAACCCAGTTGAGTTTATATTAGTATATCGAGTTGTTCTTGTTTCCTCCGCTAAACTAGAATTAGGCTCTAATCTTTGTGATGTATTTGAACCTGTAGCAGGCATACCTCTCATGCTATCTGTTATGCCCCACGAACCACTAGTGCTAGACGTTTTATGCAATATCCACTGCGGCTCAAACCCAAGATTAACTGACGCTGCACCATTTCCGTCAGCAGTAAAACTCCCACACTTAATAATACTCTCGTCATCGTCTCCAAAGCCTCCTGCGTCTGAGGCGAATACATAAGCGACATACGTTTTGCCAGTTCCGTTTACTTGATTACCCGCACCAACATAAAAATTATCTGAGTCTGGAACTGTTGGAAAATGTCCGTTAGCCGCAACTGCTCCTGTATCGTTAAGACTTATATCATCACCGGCACTAAATGTTATATGGAAACATCGCCAGAATTCTGCATCGCTAGTGCATTTTACAATTACAAATCCCGGCGTACTGCCAAGATTATGAGCAATTGCTCTTCCGCTAGTTGAGTTACCAGTATAAGTCACAACATCAAAGAACTTCTCAGCCTTGCGGAATGTCCATGATGCGTAGGTAGCAGGAGCATACGCAAAAGTAGTAAAACCATCAGAATTAAAAGAACCTAAAGGTACAGCACTTGATGCTGCGGCAGTTGTGTGACTTTGTAAATAAGTGCTAATGCCTCTTTCTGTGTCATACAGCAAATGACTGCCTGCAGTTGATCTTGGTTTTATCCAAACAAAACCACCTTCACCCGCAAGATCAATGCCGTTCGTGACAGTTTCATTAGCATCTGCGCCAGTATACAAATAAGTCGAGAAGACATCCTCAACGTACAGAGACTCACCTGCTGCATTACCTGCCGCTGCTGTTAGCGCCTTGGCTAATTTGCTCATGCGTTACTCCTAAACGTAGCTGCCAGTGTATGCACCATAGAGAGTTGTAGAGACTTTCCAGAACACCAGTGTGTCCGCAGCAGTCAGCGTAGGAGCAACATTGCCACCAGAAGTTACCCAAGTCATTGTAGGCCACGTTACAGTGTAACTAGCACCTGCTTCGAGCTGTAGGACGATTGCATCACCAGAACTTAGAGAGTCTGTGAAGGTCGTGTTACCAGACAGAGTCTTGGTCTGTACTGCGCCGTTGGTAGCGTCAAAGGCTGTGCCTGTTAACGAATACACTGTGTCGCGTATGGTCTTATTGGTGAAGGTGTCAGTGCTAGTGGCTGTAACCAGAGCTGTGACTCCGTCTAACAGGTTAAGCTCTGCCGCTGTAGATGTGACGACAGTGCCCGCAATAGTCAGCGTAGACAGGTTTGGCGCGATGGCCGTAGTTCCGTCTAGCAGGTCATCGATCAGATCTAGGTCAGTATTGAGCTTAGTGCCCCAGGTGTCGTCAGATGCACCGACCTCGGGTTTAGTTAAGCCATAGGTTGTGGTGGTTGTATCAGCCATCGTTAGTCACCTCGGTAATCAGATTCCGTCCACGTTTCGGACGCATTAATTTGCTCTATCCATTTGTACCTAGCGAACGTGCCGACTTCTGACCCGGCGTTATCACTAGCAGAGAATGGTCTAATTCTAACATAGTTTATTGCTACTGAAGCCGTAACGCTATCTGCTGCCTCACCCACTATAGACATGAAGCCCTGAGCGGTTGCTGTGGCAGATGTTGTGTCTGCTGTATTGCCTAGCCTTACCCTGACCCCAATCATCGCTGTAGAGGCTGCTGAGGCGTCTGCTACTACTGCATTCTTGATGCGCTCGTAGTCAGCTTGGGTAACACTTGAGGTCACAGAGACAGCAGATGCGCCCTCCCAGATCTCAGGATAACCGTATCTAGCCTCGCTGTAAGGTCCAGTGCCGTAGCCTAAACGACGCCTTACTAGCCTTGACGTACCGGCAGATGTCGCTGTTGCTAGAGCAGATACCTGGAAGACATATGACCCAGACACGGTAACAGAGGCTGCCGAGCTGTCTGCTACGGATGCCTCATATACCTGCGGATAGCCATACCTTGCTACGTTGTATGGACCAGTGCCGTAACCGGCTCTCAGCGCCATTAGTCTAGAGTAATGTCCAGATCACCAGTAGGGATACGGAATACGTCCCCTGTGGCGATAGCCTTGGCAGTCGTGAGGACCG